ATCACACTTATGATGTTATTGGTTCTATGTTCCCACAAAAAGAAATGGGTGGCGGTTCAGGTTTGAAATACGCTGCCTCATCAATCATCTATCTAGGTAAGAGAAAAGAAAAAGACGGTACCGAAGTAGTTGGTAATATCATTCATTGTAAAAATTATAAATCAAGGATAACAAAAGAAAACGCAAAAATAGATGTAAGACTTACATACAAACAAGGACTAGATAAACATTATGGTTTATTAGAACTTGGTGAGGCTGCTGGTGTATTTAAAAAAGTATCTACAAGATATGAAATGCCCGATGGTTCAAAAGTATTTGGTAAGTCAATCAATGAGAATCCTGATAAGTATTATACAAAAGAAATATTAGATAAGATTGATGAATATGCCAAAAGAAAATTTACCTACGGATCAGACGAAGAATAAAAAATACGCTTTCGTACAAAAAGAAGGTGATGACTTTACTTCTATAAAGTTATTACAACCACCTTACAAAGGTGTTATCTTTAAATACGGCAAAGTTGGATTTGGAGAAAAAGAAAATCCTGACGGAACCAGATCAATGAAGTTTGATTACGATATACTTTTCAATCCACACGAAACGGACCTTGACAATAAAGAGTTTATAGACTATATTGGTGATATGTTAATAGAATTTTTAGATGAGAAGTTGAAAAAAGGAGAACCAATTGAGTAATTATATTTCTGTATATGATGATGTATTAAAACCAAATCAATGTCAACACTTGATTGAAAAGTTTGAAGATTCAAAACATCAATGGATGAAAACAGAATTAAAAGATCATAGGTCTTTTACAGAAATTAATATTAATTCAAATGAAGATTGGCAAGAGTATGTTGATATATTATATAAAACATTAAGACCATATGTTGACAAGTATATAACAGATAATAAGATAGATAAAGTCAAACAATGGCCAGAAAAATTTGGGTTTGAACAAATCCGTTTTAAAAAATATGAAGTTAATAATGTAGATGAATTTCAGGAACACGTGGATGTTATGGACTATGCTAGTGCCAAAAGATTTCTTGTGTTCTTTTTATATTTAAAAGATAATGAAGGTGGTCATACATCTTTTCCTGAATATGATATGAAAGTACAACCAAAGACAGGTAGATTATTAATGTTTCCACCTATGTGGAACTATAAACATATAGGACATAAACCAATTAAAGAACCAAAATATATAGTAGGGAGTTATCTACACTACATTTAATTATGAATAACGAAAGAATAGAATTTACAATATTAAGAAATCTTATATTCAATGAAGATTACACAAGAAAAGTTTTACCTTTTGTAAACGAAATCTATTTTCCTAAAAGAGAAGAACAGATTTTATTCCAAGAGATTAATTCTTTTGTAATGAAGTATAAAAATCTACCATCAAAAGAATCATTATTAATAGAACTAGGCAATCGTAAAGATATAAACGAAGAAGAAAATAGAATAGTAAAAGAATTATTAATAACATTAAATCCTGAAGAAATAGATCAACAATGGTTGTTAGATACAACTGAAAAGTTTTGTAAAGATCGTGCTGTTCACAATGCAGTATTAGACGGCATTAAAATTTTAGATGGTAAAGATCAAAAGAGAACACAAGAATCAATACCTAGTATTCTTGCAGACGCATTAGCAGTTAGTTTTGATAATCATATAGGACACGATTATATTGAAGACGCAGACGACAGATTTAAATTTTATCATACAAAGGAAAAGAAGTATCAATTTGATTTAGATTATTTTAATAGAATTACAAAAGGTGGTGTACCAAGTAAGACATTAAACATTGCTCTTGCAGGTACAGGTGTAGGTAAGTCTTTGTTTATGTGTCATAGTGCTAGTGCTTATTTGGCACAAGGTTTAAATGTACTTTATATTACATTAGAAATGGCTGAAGAAAGAATTGCTGAAAGAATAGACGCAAACTTATTAGATACAACAATAGATGATTTACATATTTTACCAAAAGACTTGTATGATTCTAAAATATTAAAAGTAAAAAACAAATCAACTGGTAAATTAATTATCAAAGAATATCCAACTGCTTCTGCTCACGCAGGTCATTTCAGAGCATTGTTTAATGAACTATCATTAAAGAAAAGTTTTAGACCAGATGTTGTCTTCATAGATTATCTTAACATATGTACTAGTGCTAGATTTAAAGGTGGTAATGTAGGATCATATTTCTTTATCAAGGCAATTGCTGAAGAATTAAGAGGTCTTGCTGTAGAATTTAATGTACCAATTTTTAGTGCTACACAAACAACAAGAACTGGTTATGTTTCAACTGATATTGGTTTAGAAGATACGGCAGAGTCTTTTGGTTTACCTGCTACTGCTGACTTTATGTTTGCTTTACAATCAAATGAAGAACTAGAACAACTAGGTCAAATGAAAGTTAAACAATTAAAGAATAGATATAATGACCCAGGCATTAATAGATCATTTATTATAGGTGTTGATAGGGCAAAAATGAAACTATATGATGTAGATAATACATCACAAAACATAGTAGATAAAGGAAAGGAACCTGAAAACAAACAAGACCCTTACGATAAGTTTTCAGATTTTAAAGTATAATATGCCTAGAAAACAAAAAGTAAGATTTCATAGAGGTGATAGAAGACCTAAATCAGATAAAGACTATGAGCAGTTATCTTACAAAGTTAAGATGAAAAAGAGAGGCCGTAAAATATTATGGCAAGTAATAGAACACCCTACCAAAGCTACTATTGCTGAATACTTTTTTGAAGAAGACGCACAGAAACTAGCAGACTTTCAGAATAAGAATCAAGTATGGAAAAACTCTGGTGGTATACCCAAAATGTTCTGGATCAAGGCTTGACAAGCTCTTATAAATATGTTATAGAGAGAGAACTATGGCATTATTCAGTAAAGCAGATTTATCTAAATCAAAATATATCGTATCTATCGTAGCTAAAATTAAAAAAGGCACGAAAATTAAGGTAAAAGATGGTAAGTCTTACCTATTTAAAAGAACTAAAGATATTGGTATGCTAGAACAAGTACAATCAAATTTTCAAAAGTATAGTAAGATACTTTATCCTAACAATAAGTACGCTCCTATATTTAATGATGGTAAAAATTATTTTACATTTACAGATATTGATAAAGCACCATTTTCAGGTATGGGTGGTCAATCAAGGAATGCTTTAGGTAAAAAACTAGCAGACGCAGGCGAGTTAGCAACCGTAATGTCTTTGAAAAAAGATATTAAAACTGCTAAAGATACAGGACAATCTATATTCAAAGATAATCCAGAAGCTTTTGCTGCTTGGTATGACACATTTCAATACACACGCCCAGCAGTAAAGAAGATTGTAGGTTCTTTAAATAATTTTGATATTATCCACGACGCTACCGATAAATCAAATTTTGGATCTACTATTAAAGCATTTTTAAATAAAGCAAAAATATCAAAACAAGATTCTTGGAATCCAGCAGATGTTTATATAATCAATAAGACAGCAAGACCAAAAGTAATTAACGATTTGAAAAAAGTAATAGAAACTTATGATGTTTCAGATGGATTAGTTAGTGTGTTTAACGATAAATTGTATAAACTTTATAAGAAAAAAGTGCTTTATCCAATCTCTCTTAAACAATTAATTTCAGAAAAAGCAAATGTAGATTATACAAATGTACCAGGTACAATTAAGGTAGCAGATTACGATATTGAAATAGCAAAATTTAATTGTAACTTAACTATTGAAGGTAAAGAAATAGGTTTATTTACCTTTTTAAATAAAGACACAAAAAAGCAAATTAATTTACAAGTTAGAGGATTTCCTCACGGTTATGGTACTGCACAAACTGAAATTACATCCGATGGTACACCATCAGGAGGTCGTTTAGGAAAAATTCCTACAAAAGTGGTTGATAGTGTTATGGATCAATACAAGGATGCTAGAATTAATAGTATAAAATACTTTGGTACACCTAAACCATTTGAAAGTTTTGATGAAATTAAATGTAAAGAAACTTATAAGATGTATGAAACCGTTATTAAAGAATCAAAAGTTAATAATGAAAAATCTATAAATTATAAAGAGTTTGTTCACATAATTGATATTGCAAAATCTAATATGGATATTGCTGAAAATATGGTTATGAAGATTCAAGGTTTAAAAATAATGCACTTTTTTGTAAAAAATAAAAAAGACTTATCTGGTATTATGAATAAGATGATAAACGGTGCTAAAAAAATAGATGATTCTAACGGCTTCTTTATTAAAATATACTAGAGATTAAGTATTATAAATAGTAGTAGTTGATTTATATGGAAAATGTGATATTATATTAATGGAACAAATTGGAGAGAAATGTTTAGTTTTAAAGGTTTTATTACCACAGAAAAGAATACGCACCTAGAACACCTAGAAGACGATATAATTAATCGTGGCTCAGATGGTGGTCGTAATGCAGTAAGTTTTTTAAAGTCAGTTAGAAATATGCTAGCTGGTTCTTCTGGTGGAAGAGTTAATATGTCAGTCAAGTGGGACGGCGCTCCTGCTATAATCTGTGGCACAAATCCTGAGAACGGCAAATTTTTTGTCGGTACAAAATCAGTCTTCAATAAAAAACCTAAAATCAATTATACACCTGGCGATATTTCTAGTAATCATTCTGGTCCTGTTGCAACTAAATTACTTGCTTGTTTAAGAGATTTAAAAAGATTAGGTATTAGAGGTGTCTATCAAGGTGATTTATTATTTACTAAAGGCGATATAAAATCTGCTGTTATTGATGGTGAAAAGATGATTACTTTTACACCTAACACTATTACATATGCAGTACCTATGAGCTCTAATTTAGGCAGACAAATAAGAAGAGCAAGAATAGGAATTGTATTTCATACTTTTTATTCAGGTAAAAAAATGAGTGAGTTAACTGCTGGGTTTGGAACAATAAGAGGCAAGTCAGGATCAGCTGCAGTTTATTTAGCGAGTGCTGGTTATACCGATACATCAGGATCATCTACATTTACCTCTGGAGAGTTAGCAAGATTTGATGGACTAATAAGAATGGCACAAGGTTCATTATCAAAAGCATCCTCATTATTAAATGTAATGAAATCAAACGATCCTTTATCAGTAGGGTTTAGGTTAAAATCATTTTTCAATCATTATATTAGAAACACACAAGGGCATATGGGTAAGGTTAAAACTTTACAAGATATGTTTAGAGAATATTACGATCAAATTTTAACAGCAGAAATTTCTGATAGAAAAACTGCTAAAGGTAAAGAGAAATATATTCAGGCAAAGAAAGATGG